GGTCTTTTGGAGGACACTTGACAACCCGCCTACAAGGGAGTATACTATGGACAGAGCCGACTACATAAAATTATGCCAGCAAACGGCGAGGCTATCAACCGGCCCGCTGGGCATACCGAAAGCGGTGCCGGATCATCTGCGGGTCACCTATGACGGGAAGCAGTATTACCCGGTGGCGTACACGATCCGGTTTGACCGGGAGGGAAAGCCGGTGCATCAATGCGAGCTGCACGACCTGGGAGCAAACAGCGTGACGGTGGCGGCTTTGGATAAGGTGGAGAAGGAGGATTAAAAATGGATGTGAAGCTGAAAATCGAGTACCTGCCTATTGGCGAATTGACCCCGTATGAGCGGAATGCGAAACAGCACCCGCAGGAGCAGATTGAGCAAATCAAACGGAGCATTGCAGACAACGGAATGTGCGACCCCATCGGCGTGTGGGGCGAGAAAAACACCGTTGTTGAAGGCCACGGACGGCTAATCGCTTGCAAAGAGCTGGGGATGGACACGGTGCCGGTGATCCGGCTCGACCATTTGACGGACGAGCAGCGCAGGGAGTATACGCTTATTCACAATCAGACCACGATGAACAGCGGGTGGGACTTTGATATTGTCGGGGCGGAACTTGCGGAGTTGCCGGAGTTTGATTCGGAATTTTATGGGTTTGAATTGCCGAATGACGATGAGCCTCAAGATATAATTGAGGACGAGGAGCCGGAAGAGGTGGAAACCCGGTGCAAACCGGGCGATATTTGGAAATTAGGAAATCATAGGCTGATTTGTGGAGATTCTACGGATGTTACGGTTATTGATAGGCTTATGGATGGGGTAAAGGCTGATATGGTGTTTACTGACCCGCCGTATAATATCGGCTATCAAGGAGTGAGCGATAAAAGAACCGTAAAAAACGATAAGATGGACGATGAAAGTTTTGTAGAATTTTTAAAATCTTCCTTGATGAATTGCGAAACGATGTATGTTTGTTGCAGTTGGCAATATGCTCATCTGTTTAGAAGGGCGATTGAAGAAAACGGCAACAAAATAAAGGCAATGATTGTATGGGATAAAGTAAATCCTGCACAGCATTTAGATAAATATTTTAAGCAACACGAAATTATTTGGTATTGTGGAAAGTTTGGTGGAGAGAAAACGCTTCGAGGAGATATATGGCAAGTTAAGAGACAAGTTAACACCGTTCATCCGACTATGAAACCGATTGAACTTATTGCGATGGCATTACAGGATAATCCAGATAAAAAGATTGTATATGATGGCTTTGGCGGTAGTGGTAGCACACTAATAGCCTGCGAACAGTTAAACAGAAAACGCTATATGTGTGAACTTGATCCGCATTATTGCGATGTTATTCTTCAGCGTTGGGAGAACTTTACAGGAAAAACGGCGGTGCTTGCCAATGAATGATATTGCCGCCGAAATTGCCCGCATTAAATTGGCAATCGAAAAAACGCAAAGCCCGTATTTGAAGCGGGACTATCAAAAGCACCTCCAAAAACTGTTGCGGAAACAAAATGCGCACAAAAAGCGTGGTGATTAAATGCCCAATGAGCAGAACCTTGCCAACAGAGAGGCAACACAATTTAAAAGCGGTGAAAAAGCGGTCGAAAACGGGCGCAAGGGTGGTGTTGCATCAGGCGAGGCCAAGCGGCAAAAGGCGAGCCTCCGAAAAGCAGCCCAAGAAGTGTTGAACGGCGAATATACCGACAAGAGCGGGAAAAAGCTGCTCGGTGCAAATGTGGTCATCCTGAATCTCTTTAAAATAGCCGCAGACCCGCACAATAAACAATGCATTCAGGCGGTGCGGCTGCTGATGGAGCTGTACAACGAGGACAAATCCCCGGCAGAAATGGAGAAACTGCGTGCGGAGATTGCGCTTTTGAAGGCAAAAACGGAAGTGATCCACGGGGCGGAGCAGGACTTCGAGGACTTGACGGCTTTGGCTGATATGCTGCGGTTGCCGGGTGAGGTGGTCAACGATGAGCCAAACGCAGACGATTGATTGGCAGCCGTTCGGCGATAAACACAAGCGGTACATTGCCAATGCGCTGCACAACAAAATGAATGTGGCGGAGGGTGCGATCCGCTCCGGCAAAACGATTGACCATTGCATTATTGCGGCGGCGTATTTGGAAACCTGCCGGGACAAAATCCACCTTGCATCCGGGTCCACGATTGGCAACGCCAAGCTAAACATAGGGGCTTGCAACGGCTACGGGCTGGAGAACCTGTTCCGGGGCCGGTGCAAATGGGGGAAATACAAGGACAACGATGCCTTGTATGTGTACACCAAAACCGGGGAGAAAATCGTTATATTCGCCGGAGGTGCCAAATCCGACAGTTACAAGCGAATCCTCGGTAACTCCTACGGGCTGTGGATTGCAACGGAAATAAACGAGCATTACGATTGCGATGACAGCCGGAGCAGCTTCATCAAGGTGGCGTTCGGTCGGCAGGTGGCGGCGGTCGATCCGCTGGTGTTGTGGGACCTGAACCCCTGCAATCCTGGGCATCGTATTTACTCCGACTATATCGACCTTTACAAATCCACCTATGTTGGCGGCTATCAATACGAGCATTTCACGATCGACGATAACCTGTCAATCGGCCTCCAAAGAAGGGCGGAAATTGAAAGCCAATATGTCAAAGGATCGATTTGGTACCGGCGTGACATTTTGGGGGAGCGGTGCATTGCCGAGGGCCTTGTTTACCCAATGTACGAAAGTGCGATTGCAGATTCCCCGGAAATGGACGAGAATCGCCCGGAAACGATGCCAACGCAATGGGTAATGTCCATTGACTACGGAACGCAAAACGCCTTTTCTGCGGGATTGTGGGGGCAAATAAACGGTGTTTGGTGGCGGCTTCGTGAATACTACTATTCCGGCAGGGACAAGGGCGCGCAGAAAACGGACGAGGACTACGGCAAGGACATTGACGAGTTCACCGCCGGGATTGGAAACGAGTGGTCGAAACTGAAAACGATAATTGACCCGTCTGCGGCATCGTTTATTGCTCTGCTCCGGCGGCGTGGAAAATACAACGTGATTCCTGCCGACAATGCGGTGGCGGACGGGATCAGGGAAACTGCAACGGCGTTGGAAACGGGGAAAATCAAGATTGCCAGCACTTGCAAAAACTGGATAAAAGAGGCAAGCGGCTATGTGTGGGATGTGAACGCCGGAGAGGATAGACCTGTGAAAGAAAATGACCACGCACAAGACGACGCCCGGTACTTCGTAAAAACTATGCGGGTGGCAAAGGAGCGGAAAGAATATAAGTCGGTGTTCCTCCGTTGAAGGCAATATTTACCGATTTTTCCTATTATTTATTTTTCGTCGCCTAACATAAGACTTTACTTTACTATATATATAATATATAAATATAATATAGGGGGCGTGTCAATTGACCACTTATCAGGACTTTTTGGCGGTGGAGCAGACGGACCGGGATCGTGCGCAGTTTGTCCGGGGGCTTATCAAGGACTATTCGTCCAGCGATGCCTACAAGACGGCGGCGGTGGCGGACGATTACTGCCGTGGGGTTAATACCACCATCACGCAGTACCAAAAGACGATCACCACGGTGACGGGACAGGTGGTGCCGGACACCATCAGCGCAGTACACCGCAGCACTTCTAACTTCTTTGAGATATTCACCACACAGCTGAACCAGTACTTGCTGGGGAACGGGGCAAAGTGGGGCAACGATGAAACCGCCGAGAAGCTGGGGCGTGATTTTGACACCCGGTTGCAGGAGGCGGGGAAGGCCGCTCTTGCTGGCGGTGTTTCCTACGGGTTTTTCAACCTCGACCATTTGGAGGTATTCACCGCATTGGAGTTCGCTCCGTTGTGGGATGAGGAAAACGGGTCCCTGTCTGCTGGCGTGCGGTTCTGGCAGATTGACAGGAGCAAGCCGCTCCGGGCTACGCTGTACGAAATCGACGGCTACACCAATTATATGTGGTCGGAGGATAAAAAGCTTACTCCTGGCCGGAATTGGGAGCGGATCGAGGACGGCGTGTATATGGTGGCAAAGCGGCCCTACATCCTGAAGGTGCAGGAGAGCGAGGCGGACGGCGTGGAGATTTACGACGGGGAGAATTACCCGGCGTTCCCCATCGTTCCGCTGTGGGGCAATCCGCACAAGCAATCCGAGCTGGTTGGTCTGCGGGAAAAAATCGATGCCTACGATTTTATCCTGAACGGCTTTGAGGACGATCTGGACAATGCACAGTTGTACTGGATTATCAAAGGGGCCGGAGGAATGGACGACCCATCGCTGATGCAGTTCTTGGACCGTCTGAAAACTGTAAAAGCTGCGGCGCCGGAGGACGGACAAGAGGTTGATGCGGTGCCGGTCAACATTCCGTATGAGGCACGGGAGCGGTTA